GGAGCAGAAAGGGTGTGTCACGCCCACCCCCCCCAAAGGGGAAGGATTATGTGACCCACTAAGGTGTTCATCGTTCTCAACGTCAAGTAGCCAACTTCCGTTATTAAGCTGAATGGGAATGCATTGCCGTCCCCACTCTCCCTTACTCTCGCTTACCCTTCAAACTCATCTCTGAGCGACTTTCATAAGACAATTTGGTTATCCCCTCGATCACTAGGACGGCGCCTAAGCGTTCACAGTACCTAGCAATCCAGTCTCATACTCATCGCCCCCTTCATAAGTTCAGCTTTCGCCAGGTTTGCTACACTAGGGAAGGACGACTCCAGCTGTCCCCGTCGGCAGAACGCACCTTGATGCTGTTCGCAGCACCACGCCCACATATAGAAGTGGGTTCTGTATAGTTCCTATCGTTGGATACCACGTGCATGCCCCATGCAACGGCCCTGTGACTGCCACAGGAGAGCACCCTACCACCACCAATACCTACTTGAGGTTCATGGTGAGAAGACGTCGGGAAAGTTCCTCCCCCATACTAGGGTTATACTCTCGCATCATCGACAAGATCTTGTCAAGGTTTTGAGAGCGATCTCCCTGTGCGGGGGCGGAACACGTACTTGGCCTCGGGGGGACAACCGCCGGCTCGCTCACTGCTAAAGAGGCAGTGAGTGAGACGGGCCCATTAAATGGGCCCTGAAGGGCGGTGTAAAGAGCGGGGTCAATGGCGGTGACATAAAAGAAGGCACTCGCCCACTGCGTGGTAGCCGTGCGAGCAAAACTGGCCCCAATCGAATTGTAAACAGTGGAGTATGGGTACGTCGCACACTTGAAGATTTTGAAACAGGACACAGCGCCTCCCCCAGGGGGGAAGACATACTGGTACTGACTCCCAGCGGTAACGTTGGTCATGCTCCAATCGACCGAAGGGTCATTGAAGTAATTGTCGGCAACAGGCCCAGGCAACTCGAGCGTGAGAACGGCGAGATACACGCCAGATGGATAGTTGATAGTGCACTCCCCAAGCGCATTGAATGGATTCCCGCCGCGAACGGCTGGGTTGGCCAAGGGGAATGTAATACCCACATTCTGAACACTGGACGCAGTCCCGAAGAAATCGTTGTCAAAGTTGGGATTTGTGCCTGAAATGACGGAGGCGAAGGGGTAAGACACCGCCTGTAGCCTGGGTTTACTCAGACACAAGTGGTAGGTCACCCACAACTCCCCAATCACACTCGCAGCCTGCATGCCACTAGTGGCAATTTGAAAGTTCCCCATGTCGTACAAATCAAGATCTGTCACAAAATCTGTGGCAGTCCTGACCTTCAGCGTGCGGAACTGGTTGCGAGTCGGGTCACACTCAACGGGGTGCAACATCGACTTCGACGGGCTCACCGAGTCCACGAACATTGTGGACTCCATCGTGCGTTTGTCCGGAAAACTCGGCAAAGCCGGGTTATAAGAGGTGGCAGCAACAACAACACCCAAAGCAGTGTTCGTACTCGCAACCGCACTGGCAGATGTGCTCACAAACTCGAAAACCAAACCCTTCATTTGGTACTCCTCAAAGTTCTTAGCCAACTGGCTGACGAACGGGAAAGTGGAGTTAACCCCAGGGTTAATTGGGTAGCTCGTAAGAACAAAGCCAGTAGAACTGGTCACGTCTCCGATGTACTCACGATGTGATAACTCGACCACACCGCCACGAGTGATAAACTGGGGCGGCGACCCACCCTTGTTCATCAACGTGTTGCTCTGAATTGTGTATTCGCCAAATCCGGTAATGCGACGCACAAGATTCTGAATACCATGACCCACCATGGCCCCTACTCTCCCTCCTACGGACTCATACTCTCCAGCCGCGGGTAAAAGATCTTTCACCGCGTACTTTCCGTTTCCCACAATCTTCTCAACCACAACCGTCTTCGGTTTGGCCTTCTGCTTGGCGGCAGGGGCCCGAGTGTTTTTCTTCATGGATTTAGGCATCCCTCAAATGGTGGACGTCAGGCCGGCGCAAGGACCTCTCCCAAAGTCCCGGCAACGGATCCCGAATGACCTCATCACACCAACCACTAATAGAAAACACCCACCCGGCAAGAGCAGCCTCCATCATAAGCTGCTCACACACCGGGATTCCAAAAGCTTCAGAGAAGGACAGGCGAGCCTGTTCAGTGATCGGGGCGGCCCGCACATCCTTTACTCCCTTTAGCTTCAACAAGCGCATCTCAGCTTTTAACCGATGGTGCAAACCATCACTTTCGCTAAGTTCAACAACAGCATCAGTCCCGCTGTTTCGGACAAGAGCCAAGGCCCACTCTTGCAACACCGGCACTCCCAGATTCAAAATAGTCTCTGCATAGCCAATTGTGTTAATGAGCGGCCCAATTTTGCCCACATCCTTGAACTTGCCTCCCATGAGGGCATTGGTCATGGTGCGCCAAGGGTCGCGCACCATTTTCCACTTTCCAGGGCTCCACTGAACAGGAGAGCTCTGGCACCACGAGATTTGATTGAAGCTGTGTGTCACCATTTCAACTTTGATCTCATGGCCAAAAGCCAGAAATCGATTTGAAACAGTCTGTGAGGACAAGAAATCCCCATCTGGGACACCATCAATAGCCGCCGCCAGGTCAGCACCCTCGACAATAACAACACAATCGTCACCATCATCGAGCATTTGGTACTTAACATGACGGAACGCGGCGCTGACCATGAGAATCATAATGATACAATTCCCAAGCGCCGTATTCATGTCACCGGACATGCGACCACCAACACTAACATACTTCACTCCCTCGCGGCTCCTCCCATAGTTGACGAGCTGCCAAGACAACAGCTCGCGAAAGCGTGCGGAATGATTGCACGCGAGATACACCGAATGCTCAACCTCAAGCAACTCGGTCGAGCAATGTAGGTCAAATCGGCTGGCATCTAAAACAATTGCCACAGGCTGCTGAAACGATCTCCACTTTTCATGGAGTGTTCGTGCTCGCTCAACAGAATTCATTCCCTTCCCGACAAGCCTACCTACCGGGAAACCATACTGCCCACCTTCAAGATCATAAAGGTGCCGCTCGATAGGTTTCAAATATCGGGCGATCTCGACACAATAAACGGGGTCACGGAACTGGATTGCCCTAGGATCAGGGTTTTCCTTAGTTCCAGACACCTTCTCGAATTTTACGAACATGGTCACACCAGCATCACGCCTAGTGACCCCATCTCGAAGTGCTTTCTCGACGGCTCTTTGATACTTAGCCGCCTTAGCTCCGCTATAGTGCGAGGGTAGAACATCCCACGCCGCAGTATATGTACGTGGGAGCAGACGCGCAAGGTACTGCGCCTGCAGGTGAAGTTCTTTAACGCCTTCTTCCAAAGGCGGTGGGACCACTGCTAAGACCCGATTGCGGACGGCAATC